TCAAAGAAGCGATAATCATTCGTCTTATTGGGACGATACATACTCAGGCGTGGAATTTTATTTCTCCGTTTCTACTATTTAGCAGTAATTTTTAACGGTTGACCACTAACCAAAACGCTGCTATAATGCTATATAAATTCAAAACCCTCAGGGATCGCTATGAACACAACTGCAAAAAAACCTGCTGCTCGCACTGTACACAAACCATTAAAAAGCATGACTCCTAGGTCGCAAGATGCTGGGTATGGTCCAGAACCACAGTGGAAAGAACAGCCTGCTGACGGTGATCGCACCAGTGCCATGACTCGCATGTTCAACTGGTACAACTATCACTACGGCAAAAAAGAAGCTAAGGATTGTATTGTGGATTGGTTGGCACGAAACGAACGCACAGACGAAGCCAAAGAATTCAATCGTGTACCCGAGGCTGCTGTACACAAGATTGGTATTGGTTGGGTGTGTCGTGCCAACTTGTTGGGACTTGCCCTAACAGAAGCAGAGATCTTGACCATCAACACAGTCATTGGCGAATACATCACAGCCGGACGAGCAGTCAAGCAAGTGGTTGAAGTGGCCGAAGTAGCTGTGGCTGCACGACCCAACATCCAAGATCGCCTGCGTGAAAAGATCTCAGAAGCTGCTGGCGAACTGGAAGGCATGTACGACGAGATGATCCTGGCAGGCGGTAAGATGTCAGCAGACTACAAACCCATCAGTTTATTGCGCAGCCTTAATGTAGCACCGCAATTGGTCGGTACAATCAAAGATGTATGGGAACGACGATTGACAGAATTGCGAGAAGTCACTGCTGGACGAGATTCTGATTTGGTAGAAGGTTACGGACATTTTGGTAAACTGCAGGTACGCAACTTTATAAAATTTGCAGAACAGGTTGTTGCCGACTGCGACACTTATCGTCAGATCAAGAAAGTGGAACGCAAACCCCGAGCCAAAAAAGCAGTACCACTTGAAAAACAAGTAGCCAAGTTTAAGTATCTTAAAGAATTTGCAGAGCTTAAACTCAAGAGTGAATCACCTACTAAACTTGTGGGGGCAAGTGAAGCATGGTTTTACGACGTTGCCAAACGTAAGTTAATCCACGTGGTAGCAGATTCGCACCTGGGCACATTTTTTGTCAAAGGATCTGCTATTGTGGGATTTGACCCAGCTACTACTGTGCAAAAAACCCTACGCAAACCAGCAGAACAGATCCGGAGCATTGTCAGTGTAGGGAAACCGGCTGCTCGTAAAGCGTTCAAGGAAATCAAAGCCACTGAAGTTAAATTCAACGGACGTGGCAACGATAACTTGATCATTCTGAAAACATACTAAATATTGGGGCAAGGAGCCCCAATATGGCAGACCAAACACTAGATCCACTTAAAAAACAACTGATTGAATATGTACAGTTACAGCTGGCCAGCGGTATCATTGACATTGAAATGGACCCGTCGCACTTTGAAGCAGCATATCAGCGTACTATTGGTGTATACCGCCAACGTGCTCAAAATGCCTACGAAGAAAGCTACAGCTTTATGCAGTTGTTGGACAATGTAAACGAATACACCTTGCCACAAGAAGTCACACAGGTACGCCAAATCTTCCGTCGTACCATTGGCGTCACTGGCACTGGTGGACAGAGTTTTGATCCGTTTGGTGCAGCAACCTTAAACGTGTATCTCTTAAACTTTAATAATGCTTCTGGCGGCCTGGCCACATACGATTTCTATCAACAATATGTTGAGTTGGCAGCACGTATGTTTGGCGGCTACATCAACTACACTTGGAATCCTGTGACCAAGAAGTTGCAGCTAATTCGTGACCCACGTGGTTCCGGTGAAACTGTCCTACTCTGGACCTATAACCTGCGTCCAGAAATTGTGCTGTTAAGTGACTATCAGATTAGCCAATGGATACGTGATTACATGGTGGGTGCCAGCAAGTACATCATCGGTGAAGCCCGTGAAAAATTTGGTACTATTGCAGGACCTCAAGGCGGTGGAACCTTAAACGGTGCAGCTATGAAATCAGAAGGACAGGCCATTATGGACCGTTGTTTGGAAGATCTCAAGCTGTATGTGGATGGATCTCAGCCCTTGACCTTGGTGATCGGCTAACAACATGTAGACACAACATCAAGTTCTTGCTATAATAACTTTATGGCAGACTTGATGATCGACCTCGAGGGCCTGGGAACAGGCCCAGACACCACTATCCTAACAATCGCAGCTCAAAGCTTTGATCCTCTTGGAACTGGCTACTACGAGCAGTTTTATTACGCCCGCGTCACACTGGAAAGCCAAGACACCCGCAGCATACAACAAAGCACAATAGATTGGTGGGCTACTCAGCCTGCCTCTGCCCGAGATGAAGCATTTAACGAAGAAGGTAGAATTCCGTTAGATCAGGCCTTGGACGAGCTAGGTCGATTGATTTGGCATAGCAAGCGTGTCTGGGCCCAAGGCCCCACTTACGACATGAACATCCTGGAACACGCATACAAAAGCTACGGAAAACCTATTCCCTGGCAGTTTTATGCTGTGCGTGACAGCAGGTCAGTCTGTAGCTTATGGCCTGACCGTCCTAACCCACCAACAACACACCATGCCCTAGAAGATTGCCGTAAGCAGATTGCCATTGTACAAGCAACACTTAAACATTTGAACGTAACGGAACTATCATGATCATTGGAATTTGCGGCCTGATTGGTTCAGGCAAAGACACTGTGGCAGACTACTTGGTAAACGTACACGGCTTCAGACGTGAAAGCTTTGCTGGCACACTTAAAGATGCTGTAGCCGCAGTGTTTGGATGGGATCGCACCTTGTTAGAAGGGCGTACCACAGCATCGCGGGAATGGCGTGAACAACGCGACGAATGGTGGAGCCAACGGTTAGGGCAAGAAATTACCCCACGTTGGGTTTTACAGTACTGGGGCACAGAAGTCTTGCGTCGAGGGTTTCACGACGATATTTGGATTGCTTCTATTGAAAACAAAATACGCAACAGCAGTGACGACATAGTGCTCAGCGATTGTCGTTTCCCCAACGAAATTGGCAGTATACGTGTCGCCGGCGGTGTTATTGTACGCACTTGCCGTGGTGCCGATCCTGAATGGTTTCATGCTGCGGAAGTGGTAAATCGTGGCCCTACGCAAAATCTAAGTTGGGCCAGTAACAAGTCTATCTTAGACAACTACAAAGTGCATGCCAGCGAAACTGCTTGGATTGGCACAGAATTTGATCATGAGTTAGACAACAATGGCTCAATGGATCACTTGTATGCTCAAGTGGATCGCATTGTTAAAAATCCGGCGTAATATCCCCTGCCCTCCAGGGTAGTTCTAATCTTACAACTTCAGCTATACAATTTAAACACACGGTTTTTAAGTTCCGTGTTTCACAGTTGTTGAGATCACCATCTATGTGATATACCATTAGCTGTGTATGATGCCTTGCTCGAAACCCACATCTATCACATGTGGGTTTTTTCTTATAGCCAGCTGTGAACCATCTTGGCCGTGCCGGTTTGATCCTTTTGTCCTGCCTAATACATACGTTACACCGGCTGCGATAGTACAGTTTTTCACGGTGATATCCATTTATGGCAGCGGGATTTTTATTGCAAACCTTGCATAGCGGTCTCATACGACTATTTATTCAGCAGACCTTAATCAAGGCATCCGTAACTGCCAGAATTTTAATCTATTGAATAAATATCAGTATCCAATTTTAATAAGGAACCACCATGGCACTAGTATCTCCCGGCGTAGAAGTTACAGTAATCGATGAATCGACTTACGTTCCTGCAGCCACTAATTCAGTACCTTACATCCTAATTGCTACGGCACAAGACAAAGTGTCTGGCACAAGTGCTTTAACAGCAGTTGGAACCACTGCGGCTGAAGCTAACAAATTGAATTTAGTTACCAGCCAGCGTGATTTGGCAACATTATACGGCAATCCATTCTTTTATAAAACTTCAGCTGGTACACCAATTAACGGTTACGAGCTAAACGAATATGGTTTATTAGCAGCTTTTTCAGTATTAGGTATTAGTAACCGTGCATACGTTCAACGTGCCGATGTAAATTTGACTGAGCTTACAGCCAGTTTAGTTCGTCCCACAGGTGATCCAGCAGATGGAACATATTGGTTAGATACTGCAACTACTCTTTGGGGTATTAATCAATGGAATCAAACTACAGGTGCATTTACTGTAGCAACTCCGATTGTAATTACTTCTACTCAAGATCTTACTGGTGGTATTCCTTCTGACAGTGTTGGTTCAATTGGCAACTACGCTGTAGTAGCAACTAATGCCAACAATCCAGTTTATTATAAAAATCTAAACAACGATTGGGTTTTAGTAGGATCAGATGCATGGAAGAACAGCTGGACTACAGTTCAGGGTACACAATCAGTATCTGGTGCTGCATTAACAGTGGGCAATACAATCATTATCAACGGTACTACTGTTGCAGTTCCAGCTGGTCAGACATTGGCCAGCTTGGTAGGAGCAATCAACACAGCCGCTATTGCAGGAGTCACTGCTGAAACCAATCTCACACGTACCAGTAACCAACTATGGTTGTATGGTGACAGTGCAGCAGAAGCTGATGGTAGTAGTGCTGATGGCGGCGTGATCAATATTGATCCAGCCAGTACAGCAGGATTATTGACCACATTGGGAATCACAGCCGGCAGCTATTTAACACCTGCCCTACAGCAAAGTGCCAACTTCACAGTGCCTCGTTGGAGAACTACAGATACAAGTCCACGTCCAACAGGATCAGTTTGGAACAAAACTACCAGCGTGAATCAAGGTGCCAACATTGTAGTCAAGCAATACGATGCCACTTTAGATACGTTTGCCACTAAAGCAGCTCCGATCTATCAAAACGATCAAAGTGCTATCGCAGCTTACGATCCCACTGGCGGCGGCAAAAACATTCCAGCCGGAAGCCTGTACACACAATACAATGTGAGTCCGGAAGATTATGGTCCTGGTTACAACAACACATTTACACTGAAAGTATTTGAAAGAATTGCCACCGGTGTTACCACTATTGTGGGCGATGATACTACTCCTGTATTTGTATCTACGGAAACATTTACAATTCAAACCAGCCAGCTCAATAGCACAGCATTGACTACTGCTGCCACTGTTACATTAACAGGCACTACCGCAGCTGACTTTGTGGCTGCTGTGAGTGCTGCTGCTGTACCCAATGTGTTGGCCACAGTGACATCTACTGGTGCTATTGCATTTACTCAGCTGCAAGGCGGCGTAATTGTACTGAAAGATATTTCAGGTACTCCTGTTGCAGATGCTGGATTCAACACCACAGTTGACGGTGTTAGAACAGCAGGCGAAGATGCTGGATTGATTCTCAGCGATTGGGTAGCATTGACTTACACAGCAGATTCAGTGGCACCAGATCAAGATCCAGCTGACGGACGTCTATGGTACTACAGTGCTGTCAACCAAGTTGACATCATGATCAATGATGGTACATCGTGGGTAGGCTATCAAACAGTGACCAATGATGTGCGTGGTTATAACCTAACACAAACAGATCCAGCAGGTCCTATAGTTGCAACAACAGCACCGACAGAGCAAAGCGACGGAACTGCGTTGGTTTACGGCGATTTGTGGGTTGACACCAGCAACTTAGAAATTTATCCACAACTGTATCGTTGGGAATTGGTTGATGGAGTGGATCAGTGGGTACTAATTGACAACACAGACCAAACTACAGAAAATGGTATTTTGTTTGCGGATGCACGTTGGGCTCCTAACGGAACAACAGATCCAATCACTGGAAACATTCCAACTATTGTCAGTTTGCTGACCAGCAGTTACTTGGATCTTGACGCACCTGATTATGCTGTGTATCCAACAGGAACTCTGCTGTGGAACACACGTCGCAATGGGTACAATGTGAAATCATTCCAGGTTGATTACTTCAACGCAACTGATTTCTCAATTGATGCCTACAGCAATGTGGCAGCATACGCAGTTGGTGATAAAGTTCTTTATAATGGTGTTGTATATGTTTGTATTTTAACCAGTACTGGTAACTTGCCAACTAATGGTACTTACTGGTCATTGTTAGAAACTAACGCATGGGTCAATGCCAGCGGTAATCGTGCAGATGGCTCGCCCAACATGGGACGCTTGGCTCAACGTGCTATTATTGTAGCTGCAATGAAATCGGCAATTGACACACAAGAAACACTGAGAGAAGAACAAAATCAGTTCAATCTTATTGCTTGCCCAGGTTACCCAGAGCTGATCACTAACATGGTTGCACTCAACAACGAACGCACTAACACTGCATTCATTGTGGGTGATACTCCAATGCGATTAGGTCCAACTGGCAACGACATTGTGGATTTTGCTACCAACAACGGCGGATTAGGTACAGATGCTGCTGACGGATTAAGCATAAGCGATCCTTATGTGGGTGTGTTCTATCCCAGCTGCCAAACTGTAGATACTACAGGCAGTGTAGTTGTACAACCACCAAGTCACATGATGTTGCGTACAATTATTCGCAGCGACGAAGTAGCGTTCCCATGGTTTGCACCAGCAGGTACTCTGCGTGGATTGGTTGATAATGCCACAAGATTAGGTTACATCAATGCTGCCACCAGCGAGTTTATACCGATTGCAACAGGTCAAGGTGTACGTGATGTATTGTATACCAACAAGATCAACCCAATCACATTCATCCCAGGTACTGGTATTGTGAACTATGGTAACAAGACTATTTCTGCTACACCAAGTGCGTTGGATCGCATTAACGTGGCCAGATTGGTAGCATTCTTGCGTTTACGTCTGGAAGAAATTGGCAACAATTTCTTGTTTGAACCAAACGATGCATTGACTCGTAGTCAGATCACAAACGTGATCGAAAGTCTCATGCAAGACCTACGTGCCAAACGTGCCTTGTATGATTACCTGATTGTGTGCGATGAAAGCAACAACACACCAGCCAGAATTGATGCCAACGAACTATATGTTGACATTGCAATTGAGCCAGTGAAAGCTGTTGAGTTCATTTACATTCCAGTTCGCATCAAGAACACAGGCGAGATTGCTGCTGGTAACCCAGCTGCAAACGCAGTTTAATGGTGTTGTAATAACGAAAATGGGGTCTTTTGGCCCCATTTTTTTTTTGATCAGATCGATCATAAATAATTGCATATAGGAGATATACAACATGACCGTTACATCACTTTCAAGAATGACGGTACCTTTGGGAACAGATACAGCCGGTGCAGGTTCGCAAGGTATGTTGATGCCCAAATTAAAGTACCGTTTTAGAGTAACACTATTAAATTTTGGGTTTTCAAGTCCAGTGACTGAATTATCTAAACAGGTAATCGATTTTACCAGACCTTCGCTTAGTTTCGAAGATATACCTATCGAAATTTACAACTCACGTATATACGTGGCTGGTAAACACACTTGGGAATCATTGACTCTAAATGTAAGAGATGATGCCAGCGGACAAGTTAGCCGTTTAGTTGGGCAACAACTGCAGAAACAGTTCGACTTCCAAGAGCAAGCATCTGCTGCTTCTGGTATTGATTATAAATTTGTTACCAAATGCGAGATCTTGAACGGTGCCAACGGAACATTAGATGCCGGCCCTGCGTCTGTGTTAGAAACATGGGAAATGTACGGTTGTTACATTCAACAGGCCAACTACAACGATCTCAACTACGGTACAAACGAAGCTGTTACTATTTCGTTGACCATACGTTTTGATAATGCAACACAAGATCCATTGGGTCAAGGTGTAGGTTCACCAACACCGCGTACTATCAGTGATGTAGCAACAGGATAATTCTGCCGTGGCATATGGCCAGAATAATCTAAACACAGCCGCGGACTTCAAACTCCGCGACTATCAACATGCACAAAGAGTGTTCCTTACCAATGGGTATGAGAACACTCCGCGTTATAAGTTTCTATTCCATGTGTATTTCAACATAAACCCTGCTGTTTTATCGGCCTATAAAGATCTTTACAGCTTAACTGAATTAAGAACTTTGGGATTACTGGTCAAGAATATTGACCTTCCCAAGTTCAAAATGGCCACTGATACACTCAATCAATACAATCGTAAACGAATCGTACAGAAAAAAATTGACTACGAGCCTGTGCAGGTAGAAATGCACGATGACGGCGGCGACCTGGTTCGTAACATGTGGTACAATTACTTCAGTTACTACTACAAAGATCCAACTCAGCAGTACGGTAGCCAGCCAGCCATGAACGGTGCTTTGGGTATCAATGCCACCGGTGCACAAGGTTTCTCCTACAACAACCGAGACATCTATGCTGCCAACCGTGCTGTAAATGACTGGGGTTACATAGGTGAAGCATACGATGACAACAACAAGTCAGCCAGCGGCAAGCCACCGTTCTTTTCAGACATTTCTATATACGGATTTAATCAGCACAAATTTGTGCAGTATGTGTTGATTAATCCTCTAATCTCATCTTGGGAACATGACAAGTACGATTACAAAGAAGATGCTGGTGTTATGCAGAACAACATCAGTATACAGTACGAAACTGTAAAATATTATAGCGGTGCCATCGGCGAAACACGCCCTGACACCAATGTGGAAGGATTTGCAGATCCAGCATCATATGATACTACTCCCAGTTCATTGAGTAGACCCAGTGGGCAGGCCAGTGTGATAGGACAAGGCAGTATACTCAACACTGGCATAGGTGCTCGCACAGATTTGAATGCAGGATCGCCATTGAACGGCGTGGGCAATCCACAACAGGCAGATGTTAATTATAACACAGCCGGATTGAATCAAACTGATCGACCATCCACTATTCTCAACAACGGATTAGTTCCAAACGTAAGAAATACCTTGCCAGGCCAAGTAAGACTGCAACCAAATGCCATAAACAATCAAAGTGGCATATTCCCTACACCACCAAGACCGTAATAAGTAGAAGATAATGGGCAGCGTAAACACCATCAACCCCAATGTAGACAACAGTGTTAGAATCTTTGACGGATTCAACGATTTTGTGCTGGAAGTTGATTCTAACACATACAGTGTTGTCAACAGTTTTTTTGAAAGTATTTTCACTGACAAACAGGCTGCTGCCAATCTCACTGATACTTTTTTTCGTATTGCTTCGCAAACTGGTGTACCTGTTTTAGATTTATTGGCACAGGTAGAAGGACAAGATTCCATCACAGTGACAACAATCATGGCCTACTACCTCAACGGCCTGCGTAGTACCAGCACACTGATTGGTGTAAATGCTGTGGCCACTCCCAATTATTATACTGCCCGCAATGTTGCATCATGACCAAATTTGCACAAGGCATTTATAAAGTTCAAAATCCTGCCAAATATGTTGGTACTCGTGAGCCAAGATATAGATCGAGTTGGGAACATACCTTTATGACCTTTTGCGATACCAATGATCACATCCTGCAGTGGGCCAGTGAATCAGTGACAATACCCTACCGCCATCCGTTTACCGGTAAAATGACCAATTATATTCCAGATTTCCTAATCACATATCAAGGCAGTGCTGGAAAAACTGTTGCCGAATTAATCGAAATCAAACCACGGAAACAAAGTGTGATGGAGGGCAAAATGTCGGAACGAGACCGTGCTGTGGTAGCTGTCAATCACTACAAATGGGACGCCGCATCTAAATGGGCACGCCGAAATGGCCTGACATTTAGAGTCCTTAACGAAGATCAGATTTACAGAAATGGTAGTCGTTAGCCGGTAAATACGGTATGACAAAAAAATTAGAAGAAATTTTTGGCTTCCCACCTGCAGATGATGTAGTAGAATCTGCACCTGGTGTTACCAAAGAAAATATCCCGGCCTTGTCCGAAAGTTTAGCACAGTTAGACAAAATAGAACTGGCCTTGCCTGCTGTGCGTGGATTAGAATCCACGGATGGTGAAATGGATGATCTGGCCACCAAGGCCACAGAAAGCTTTGACAATCTCATGGACTTGGGCATGCAGGTTGACAGCCGTTATGCCAGCGAAATATTTGGGGTAGCCAGCCAGATGCTGGGACATGCTATCACAGCCAAGAACGCCAAGATCAACAAAAAATTAAAAATAATTGAGCTACAGCTTAAAAAAGCCAAGTTAGATATTGACACTGGCAGCGACAACAATCTACCCACAGCTGAAGGACATGTGCTGGACCGCAACGAACTGTTGACACGTTTGTTAAACAAGTCTGAACCAGATGCTCCAAAAAGTTAGTTGTGCTAAATATATCCATAGGACTATGACATGAAAACATTTTCACAATACCTGACAGAAAGCGAAAAAACCTTTGATTAT